GTATGATTCTGATATGTACAGCTTCAAAAAGAAAGATAATATATGCTTATCTATTTTCCTGAAGTCTCCACCACCAAAGATCTGGTTAGGATCATCATAATGGAGATATGTAGCTATATCATAAGCCCCCCCCTTCCACCAATCATGCCCGATTCGTATAACATTACCTCTCTCGAGCTTATGACGAAGAGAGGACACTGAATTAGCATAACCATTGGTCTTAATAAATGAGACAAAGTAATTCCTACATTTATCATGAGCTTTATCTCGGTCTTCTTTAGTCATCTCTGTCCATGTAGATGTTATCTCACGTTTAGATGTTACATTATAAGCATCTGGAGTTATAACAGCACTACCACCACTCAAAATAGACCCAGCAACTCGTTCAAAATCTTTAAAAAACATCTCAATATATTCCTTCTTAAAAGATGTTCTACATAATTTATAAATCTTACCATCGCAGTGAACAGTCTGAGGTGGAACAAAATTCAAACCACTAGATGTATTACCTTTTATGACTATCTTAGCACGTATGGTAGTTTTATCATATCTCCAAAAACCTCTACCAAAATACTGTTTGACATCCATATCGTCATAAAACATGTCTAAAGCATGTGATAAGCCGGACTTTAATATCTGGCGAGCTTCATTAGACATAGTGTGAGTAGGAACATTAAACTCTTGAAACATCTTCACCATTTTATTAGGATAAAAATTTGATTTTGAACAAACTGAATAAGGACGTCCCTCAGGATCCCGCCCAAATGCAATGTTACTAACATGGAAACGACGAGATGTCAATTGAGATAGAGAAGGAACATTTCCTGTATCACGGGGAAATGTTAAACCATCCCATTCATTCATCCAATTCACAAGATAAGTCTCAGGAGGAGGCAAAGGCTCTTCAACTGGTGAAGACATAAAAGGTAACAGCTTCGGTATATTAACACAGTTCAACAACTGAGAACCAAAAATCTGTGTCTTGGCAACCAACGCAGCAGAATCACCAAGTAACTTTAATCCCTCCTCAGTCACAACATAATGACTATTAATATACGTAAAAACTTCTATTATTAAATCCAAATCAGACTTTGCCTCTCTTTTTAAGATTATAGTAAAGTGAGG